CAATTGAGAAATCATCAATATCTATGCCAAGCTTGGTAAGCTCGGCTTTCTCCAAACGAATTTCAAGACCGTAAGGGTAGTCATCCTCTTCAATCGCGACGGGTTCCGACATCTTGTCGCTTTCGGCCTTGCTCCTTTTTGTTCGTTTCATGCTTATGAGTTGTTTCATTGGCAATTTCCTTTTTATTGTCCCGCCGGCATGCCCTCAACCGGTTCAGGAGAAGACGTCCCGGGTTGACCGCCTGGCTTTCCAGGAGGACCGCCGCCCATCATCATTTCCATTTCCATTTGCTGTTTTTTTTGCGCCTCAAGCTCATAATGGTGCATATCGTTGTGATTGATTAATATGGTTTGATTAATTGGGTCCCATTCTTTAAACTCAGGACTCAGGATAGTTTTTGTGTGGCTTTCATGGTGAACGGCGTGGTTATCATATTTATAATAAGGATCGTGACTGATAACCTCAACTTCCTGGGTCTTTTCGTTCAATTTGGCAAAGAAGATTCCGTCGAGAACCGCCTCGGGTTTATCAGGATGATCAAGATCGACGATGATATTTTTCTTGGTAGCCAAAGCCACAATACTATTTTCACGTCCCGCCCGGTCCTCGTGTTGACTGTTTTCCATGGGTATCCATGACATGCCGAAACGTTTTAATAGCTCGTATTGCATCTTGGGCTGTTCGGCAATTGGCCCGAAAAAACCCTGCTCAATCAACTTCATCATAAATTGATTCTGGCCGGCGCGTGTAGATGAGGCTCCACTGTCTAACTCCATTCGAACATCGGTGTTATCGTAAAGGTCCGCACCCTTAAAAGCTTTGATTAATATATTATTGCCTTCGCCTGCCATCTTCAGGAGTCTTGTTTCGGTGGTTATATCCCGGGTAATGATTAATTGTTTCTTTTTCACCCGGTTCCATGATCTGTAAAACCTGTCGACGTCCGGCGTGTGGCTCTTCTCTGCCGATTCCGTGAGAATGTCCACCATAATCCCGGACGCACTTCCCGACGGCGCTTTCCCTCCTAAAATATTCTTGGGATCCCCCGCCGCGTCCTGGATGTTTTCTATATTGAGCTTTCGCTCAACAAGGACCTGTTCCGGAAAAGGTGTTCCCTTGTGGACTTCCGGTTTTTGTCCTCCGGATAATAAAGCGTCATATTTGAGTTCTAAAAAGGATGTCCCTGCCTGTGAAATGCGCTTTACAGTGAGTTCGTTTGGCGTAAGCACGTAGGGCCTACCCAGGTCCTGCCGGTTGGCTGACAAGTCCTTATCAATCTCATTGATGTTTTTTTGCGGACTTATTAGATCATCAACGCTGGACGTTGCCCAGAAACTTCCCGGAGTATGATTGTATGAAAAATCCGTGACCGTATAAAACCACTGCCCGTCCTTATTGGTCTTGATAGGCATTTCGGTCTTATTCTCTAAAACCTGGCCATCAGAAACCGACGCATAGCGCCCCTTGGGATATTTCTTGGTGGGTCGGTATTCAACTTCCTGGAAGAGGACAAGCTTTTCATTATCCATTTCCGCAAGTCCGCCCTGTTCTAAGCTGCGTCCTTTCCACGGGCTCACATTGGCCACCAGGGTCATAAGCTGTTTTTCGTACTCGACTCTCATGGTGCTTTCACCACTTCCGCCAAGCTTGACGTGATACGTGTCTTCAGCCCATTCTTTTTCTTTGAGACATTTGATACCGACATAACGTTTCTGCCGCAAAAGAAGACCCAGGGCAGGCACCACGACGGAAAACGGTAGAAGACTCTCAATCGTAACCTCGCCCTTGGAAGTGGCTTTACCAGCAGCGTCTAAAACATACATACCGTTATCTTTATTGGCGTAAGTCCGCGCAAAGCCGTTGCCCGTTAAAATCACCCACAAGGCGATTAATTCTTTTATGTCCTCAACCTCTCCGCAATTATCGTTATCCATAGACGACAAAGCCATACCCCCGAGCTTGGCAGCGTCTTTATCCCTCTGCTCTTCGGAATTCGGCCAGATCCTTGCAGTATATTTTTTATTGAGGATGAGCGCCTTCATCGATCGCACATGATCGCGGATCTTATTTGCGACCGGCGTAGGTTCGTAGAAGTTCATGGGAAACTGATAACCGAACGTATTTGTTTCGGCAAACCATGATATCCACTGTTCGCCAAGGTAAAACAGAATATTGCGAAACCAGGTCATCTCCCGGATTGACTGCGAGTAATCCGCATCCTGTTTAAAAATGTCGGCAAAATCTGAAAGGACTTCGCTATCTTTTGGTTTTTGAGCCATTACGTCACCGGTATTCCACGTGCCCCATTAATAAGTTTTTGATTTGCAATGGCCAGTTCGTTCTCAGCCTTGATCTTTTTTATTTTATCCTTGGTCGTCGATTTCAATTCAGCGTTGGCCAGGGCGTACTCTCCCAGGTGTTTTGCGATCAGCGCTGCAACCAGATCCGACTCGCGCTCTTTTGAGGCCCGGCGGTCATAGAGATTGACGCCAAATTGAAAAACGATAAATAAGACCAGCACTATCTGTAAAATTATTGGTTCCATAAATCCTCTTTTATTTCTTATGACCGCCTAAGCCCTTCATCAAAGCATCCCAGTCTTTTTTTACACCCTTATAGACTCCCTTAACCACACCTTTGGTCTCTTTCTTTTTCTTTTTCAAAAACCTTGTTACAGATCTAAGGGTCATTGGAGTTTTTGTCTCTGCCATTGTTTATTTTCCTTCTGTTTAATGTTCCGGAAACTTATCATTATCAAACGTCTCCATGTACTCGACTTTATCCTTGTTCACATGGATCATGCCGCCGGATGCTTTCTTGAAATGACTCCACATGGAATCGCCCACCCATTCGCCCTTGATCTTTTTGTAATTTCCGGACTCAAAAGCAATCAATGTTTCGTTTGGTTTTCCTTCAGCCATTAAAAACTCCTTTCAAGTCGTTCAAGATACTCTGGTTCTAAGTGAGGATTTTCTATATCCTTGACCACAAGGCTTGTCTGAGACTCATCTACGTCCAAATATGCAGGGTTAGCTCTTGGCGTTGCGTCCCAGCTTTTTAACGCCCGCTCGAATTCTATGTCCCTGGTTTCTTCGGGGTATTGAATGTCTTGATTGTTTCTGTTCTCTGGCATTTAATTCCCCGACGCCATCTTGATTATGTCCGCCGCGCTCGCCCCTGGACGCGCCAGTACAATGTCGGATGTTTTCTTTTGCTCATCCATAAAATAAGCAGAGACCTTCATCATGGCGTTGCACAAAATCATCATCGCCACATTATGGTCCGATGGAAAGTTGCTCACGTTGACGTTAAGGTCAGGGTAAACGTCGATGTTTACTGTCCCTATTGGTTTGGATCCCTGCTCCAGCTGTTCCTTCTCTTCACGCCTTTTTGCCTTAGCTTGTTTTTCGCTCATCTACAATTCTCCATGTACTCCTGTTGCATTTTGATTTGATTGATGATTTCGTTATATTCAGTTGTCGCTACCTGTGAGACAAGGTCAATTCTTGGTTTCTCAATCACAGGTTCCTCTACCAGGCTCATCGGTCGGGCCATGCAAATATGGCAAGACTCATCATAAATATGATCCGCCTGGTCCGTATTGGCTGTCAGTACACCGTTGGCATAAAAAAGATGGGCTTGTCTAACTGTCAGATAAAAGACCGGTTTCTTTTCTAAGGGTCCATCCACACTCATAACTACAGGTCTGCACTTCTCTGTGCTTGGCTGTTTTTGTGACAAATTCTTTCCCGCAGATCGGGCATATCTTTCGTTTTTTTGGTGCTGCCTGGCACGATAAAGAGCAGTATTTTTTTGAGGGGTGTTTTGTTTTAAAATGTTTGCCACAATGAGCGCACGAACATTCTCTTTCGGGAGTGTTTTCACGGCACTTTTTAATGTTCTCTCTAAGAATTTTCTTTCCTTTTCGGCTTCTGGCCCACTCAGCGTTGTCAAGAGCGATACCGGTCTCAATTCTTTTTTCGAAATGATATCTTGCGTGATCACCCTTATGAACCAATTCAAGGTTTTTAATGGCGTTGTTTCCGGTGTCATGGTCTTTATGGTGGACATGATACCCTTCTGGAACTGGCCCTTTTGCATCCATCCAGACTGCCCGGTGTAATAATGTGGTCCCAAGTTTTGGAGCATGAGATGGATGACACTCAAAATATCTTCGGTTTTTAAATTTTCTAAATTCGACTCCCCTGTAAGTTTGTTTTTGAACCAACATAAATCCTCCTTTGTGGTTAAAGTATGCCCTGATGATACCAGACACAAAGGAAGAAGTCCATGGTTGTTTATAAATATTTTATGGTCTTGGGTGCCATCTATCGTTTTCCCGTTTGATAAATTTATTTTAATGGTTTTGTCATTTCCGGCTAACCCTGCCTTTAATATTTCGCGCGGCCCAATCGGTGTATCAACCAAATCTCCAACAGCTAAACATTCTATTGGAATGTCACCGCCCGGCGTGCTAATCAACGTACCGGCCACCAAGCAATCAATATCTTCAGGGTCATAATCATCCATGCACAATGACGGAATCGTGGAGATAAAATGCCGGCACGTGTCATATATCTGAATCATCGGCCTTTGTTTTGGATCCTCGGGAATAGATAACCGTTCCCGAAATTGCCGGATCTTTAATTTCCGGCTGGGATCTCCTGGACGCATAAGAATACCGAGCTTTGCGAATTCATGCGCTGTGCTCGGACCTTGACCGCCGCCCTTGTAATCCGGTTTTTTATTCATACAGGTAGGATCACACAAGCGCGTTATTTTCTTGCCCCAGATTCCCAGGTCTTTTTCCCGCTGGACAATACCTTCAGCCATCTTCGAGTCTACAAGGCGTAATCCTTCATTGGCCTGTTCGTCGAATCCGTACCACTCAGCAAACCTGTAAATCCTGCCTTCGCCATCAACCCACCACCAGCCAACAGAAAACGGCGCGCTGTAACCCCAGTCGAATGTCATATACAAAGGCGCTTGGTCTGGGATAGGTATTGGTTTTATGATATGATGAGTGGGTGACAAGAGAAATGCCTGCCCGATATAAACGTCCCAATCTCCATCAAGCCAGGCTCTGCGCAACATAGGATCCCTGATAGACATCAGTTTTCGAACATACTTCGGGTCATTGTCACACAGGATTTTGTTATCTTTAAGGAAAGAGGGGATGTAAACGCGGGATTCTCCAACATCGTTGTAGAGGACGGTGCCGGGTTTTACGTTGAACGCTTGGCCAAGGTGAAAAAATAGTTTGACTTCATTGTGGCCAGGTCCGCCAGGGTTTCCGGTACCGAACATCCGACAAGGGACGCCATGTGGTGATCGGCATGACCCGGAAAGCTTATCAACCAGCTTGATAAAAAATGGAAATGTTGTACATTCGTCGATGCTAATTTCCGTGAATTCTTCTCCGACAAAATCATCACACATCTCTACGCGCTGAATAGCCGACATGGTGATTTTTCCACCATCGCCAAACCTGATCGTATTGGTCTGCTGATCTCCTCCAATACGCTCGGCAGGCAATCCGGCCCGGATTAATTCATCAAACCTATTCCGGATCTTCGAAAACTCTTTATACTTTCGTCGAACAATCAAGCCGTTCCAAGCAAAATTGTATTTTTCAGCGCCGCGAATCTGGCGCCCAACCAGACACTCGGTTTTACCTCCGCCCCTGGTCCCACCAAAAAAGGTGAAATCAGCGGGACAAACCGCCGCCCTTACTTGCGGCCCGGGTTGCGGTGACCATATTGACATAATTAATACCAGACTAAGGAGTAGGAGTTTTTTCATCTATCGTTACACCCTCGGCATTTTTCACTTGCAGTTCCCGTTTTTCAGAATCTCTAACTTGATCTTCCCATTCCTCGATAGTTGCAGGTTCCTTCGGAAAATCTGTGATCTTTTTAGTTGTAATCGGACCGCCGCCGGCGCCAGTCACTTCGACATGCTTTATTCTCTTCCATCGCCCAGGCATACGATTACATAGCCATATTTCACATGCCCTGGTGTCCGGAGAAACGTGCTTGATTGTTCTTTTGGTGGGAATGAAGGTGTGTATCTTTCGTCGCTCTATGCCGTGAAGCTCTTGCATCGGGTTTGGTTGGTAGGCTTCAGGATCGTC